GCAACAGGAAAATCATATGGATGATTCTCTTTAACTGTTACCTGTATATTAGTACCTGAAGTAGAGTCACGCATACACTCAAACAAGACTATATAATCCTGGAATGTCGCCAATGAAAATGTAGTTGTCTTGCCTATATTACCAGCACTATCAATATATATTAAATATGTATTACCAGCTGTCATGCCTGTAACCGTCTGTGAACCTGCCCATGTGACAGGTACACCTTTAATGTATCCAGTGCCAGCCTCTAAAACAGTAAATTGCCCGAGTGTAGTATCATCATAATATGGTGAACCACCAGACCAACCCTCAAAACCTGTATCAGTTTTTAAGACATCATATGTATCTAACGTTGTACTACTTGCCGCTCCGGACGTTTGTAACGGGCCCGATCCCACAATGGAAAATGACCCACTAGCGGGTGTACATGTCCCTGAATCCGTAGTAATTGAAGTTGCTACAGCATCAAAATTGATATTCCTATCATCTACCGTCCACGTACGAGTTGTCGCAGTTGTGATGCCAGATACATCATAAGTCAGAACCTTAGTGTTATCTGCATCATCCTTAATATCTAAACCGGTTGATGCATCATTAATACAATTCCTTACTGTCGCCATTATTCATCCTCAACCTTAGAAGTTTCATACTCCCGCTCTTCCTTTTTAATCTTATCTTGTTCCTCAGGAGTAAAATCTATTTCAATACCTGTATGATTTTCAATTATTTGCTCAGCTATTTGCTCAACAACATTATCTTTTTTTTTAATTATTATAGTTGTTATTGCACCTACAATAAGAGATACCCCTACAACTATTGCACCAACTATATTTAATCCCATAATTACTCCTTAAACAACGGTTAAATCAGTTCTACCACTTAATTGTGCCCATGTAGTATTCGCAACAACACACACTAACTCTAACGGCATAGACTTTCCAGATGTGGAACTATATGAAACTGAGCCTCCTGTACCAGTTGTACTTGTACCATTAGCTATAGTAATAATCTTTTGGCCAGCATTTTGAGTAACTGTAACTCCACTATGAGCAGTATAAGCAACAAGTCGTAAAATATCACCTACACTTGAAGTTGATGGTAATAATGGGCTTGCAGACCCTCCGCCACTAGCCGCTATATATCCAGTATTTACAACACCTGTAAATGGATACGTTTGATCATCTATCCAATTGATCACACCACCAGAGCCACCAGTACTTGTCACAGTTATAGTGTCTGAACTAGCTGAGGTGGTCACTCCACCTGACCCTTCAATGGAAAACGTCCCACTGGCGGGTGTACATGTCCCTGAGTCAGTACCCACGGAAGTTGCTACAGCATCAAAATTAATATTCCTATCATCCACAGTCCAGGTTCGAGTTGTTGCTGTTGTAATACCTGAAACATCATAAGTAAGTACTTTTGTGTTGTCTGCATCATCTTTGATGTCTAGACCTGTTGATGCATCATTTATACAGTTCCTTACAGTAGCCATATATATCTCCTATGCTACGGTTATATTTCCTTTAGATGTCAACAAAGTCCATGTTGTATCTGCTACAGTACACAAAACCTCTACTGCGTCATAATCATCTGTAGACTCTAGATATCCAGTAGCTCCAACCGTTGTTGCCGTAGCTTCATCCCAAATAATCTGCTCACCAGCATTTTGAGCAAGCTTCCAGCCACCACCACCTTTACCACAAATACGTACAATTGATCCTAAAGCTGCTGTATCAGGCAGTGTTACAGTTACTTGTGCTGCATTATTTGTTATATAGCCACTATCTACAGCGGCCGCTTGAGTTGTTCCTGTAACTTCTGACCAAGCAAGTCCCGTGCTACCTGTATATGAAATTGTAATAGTACCAGCACCATTGGCTATTCCTATGTCGGCTCCTGCGGTCAGTGTTGCAAGTACTTGATTTGCCCCGGTTGATCCAATTGGGATTTGTCCATTGGTTGCAGCACCTAATGTACCTAATTCACCATTAGCATCAATTATAGCTGTTTGTGCCACAGCTCCTGGAGTTACACCATGAATACCAGCTATAAAGCAACTATCTTGCTCTCCTGCACCTGATCCTTGTGTTCCGATATGTATTGTGTTGTCTTCACCTAACACCCCATCATTGGAAATGCAAATATTTGATGACTCTGCCCCAGTATAATTAATACCAGAACCGGACCCTATGGCAACATTCAGATCTCCAGTTGTAAGCGTTGACAATACTGGCGTTCCCATACCAACATTTAATGAGCCTGTTGTAATATTTTCACCTGAATAACTACCAATCATAGAGTTAAAATTTCCTGTAGTGGTGTCTGTCAAACTATTAAAGCCTAAACAAGTATTATCTCTTCCAGTAGTAAGCACGCTTCCACTATTGATACCAAAAAATGTATTTCGAGTACCTAAATTATGCATAAACAATAAGCCGCCAATACGCCACACACCTTCAGTAAATGCCACATTTGTAACAGGCATACTAAAGTTTCCACCAGTTGACACACTGCCTGGAAAGTCTGGAGCAATTAAACTAAGATCCTGATCGCACATTGTCAAAGTACGAGTATTTCCTGTTGTAATCTGATCACACTGGATAGCAAACAACTTACTATTATCACCATCATCATATACTCTAAATACATCATCTTGAAATGTTGGACCTATACCAGCCCCGACGGCACTAATAGTAATCGAACCAGGAGCATCAAGTATATTGATATTTGCGCCAGCAGTTAGGTTTGCTAATACTGGATCGTTTCCAGCACTTCCGATAGGCAAAACTCCGTCACCAGCAACAGCTAATGAAACTAACGAGCCATCAGCCGCACCAACTAATAAAGCATGCTCCGTGGCACCTGTTAAATTAGTAATATCTAGGGTTCCAGTAAAATCAGATCCAAATATAATCTGTGACATAATACCCCCTATATAACTCTATATGAAGACGATATTGTAACCAATCCAGCTGTAGGATCTGTTCCCGCAACAAGTGACTTAACATAAAACTGAGTACCCTTAGGAAATACTATACCATTTGCAGCAATATCAGTCACAGATCCACCATTACTTTTAACTGGAAAATGATCCTCTACACCGTCTAAACTTACCCATAAATTAGCATCGCTAAAATTATATACTGAATCAATCCGACATGGATGATCTAATGGTGTACCAACAGCAACATAAACACCCGCAACAGGAGTTACCGCAGTATCTAAAGTTCTTGCTGGCTCCATCCACCCACGTTCGGCTGATTGAAATGTATATGCATTCATATTATTCCTTAAAGTGGGCGCCATAAAGACGCCCTTTAATTAAATTTAAGCAGCAATTATCCAGAACGTAAGTATCAAATCACTTGCAAGAGCAGCTGCACCATTATTTTTATATGTAACGGTAAACGAACCTGCCAATGGACGCACTTTTTGTATTGTACACTGAGCATCTTCTGCTCCAACACTAGCAAGAGTACACAATATTGCTGAACCAACTGTACATACTGCATTTGTAACTGTTAAGACTTGTGTACCAGCTGCGGCGGTAACCAACCCGGTGAAAGTACCAACACCGACGTTTGCATTGACTGTAACAGCGGCTGCTGCCTGTGTATCTGTAGCCGGAACCATGTCGACTATACCATCAGCATCAAGAGTAAGACCTCCTGTACCAGCTTGAATAAGTGTATCTGTCGCACCAGTTTTATTGGAAATAATTACGTTTTTGGCAGTAGCATCAGCCCCTATAGAGATAGCTCCAGTTCCCGTTTGCATGGTAAATGCACCGTTAACACTATCTACAGTAAAGCCACCCGTTCCATAATCAAAATCAAAACCACCAGCAGCATTCGAAGCATTCAATCTTATAGAGTTAGCAGCTGCAAGACCAGAAGTCACAACAACTCCACCTACATCAGATGTTACAGCAATAGAAGCCGCACCTGTTCCTTGATCTGCGTGCAATCTAAGAGTCTCATTGACTCCCCCATTTGTGTGAAGGTAAATTGCGTCCGCTGCATCTTCAGTAGCTGTAATTGTTGTAGAGCCTAATGTAGAGTTAAGTGCAATATCTCCGGTTCCAGAGTTCAAGGTACATGAGGATGCACCATTAACAGCACCTATCACGATATCTTTAGCAGTTGCATCAGCCCCTATATTAATATCACCTGTACCAGAGACTAAACCAATCTCACTATTAGTAGCCGTTAATATGATGTTTCCGGTTCCAGCGTTGAAGGCCAATGCATTCGCACCTACAATATTACCTATAGTTGTCGTACGTTCACCTTGGGTGCCAATATTAATAGCAAAATCGTTATCATCATTTCCGACATTTAATGTTCCAGCTGTCGAATTTAAGGAAACATTTCCAGTAGCATCAATATCCACTGTTCCTGTACTTGTAATACTCGTATTTCCGGTTCCAGACTGCAAGATTGTCGATGCCGCTCCTGAGGTCGAACCTACGGTTACGGCGTGTACGGCGGCATCAGCGCCTATATTCACATCACCTGTTCCAGAGATCAACGATATGTCAGAGTCTGTAGCCGTCATTACAATGTTTCCGGATCCAGCGTTGAAAGCCAATGCATTTGCACCTACGATATTACCGATTGTTGTCGTACGCTCACCTTGAGTGCCGATATTAATAGCAAAATCATTGTCATCATTTCCGACATTTAATGTTCCGCCAGTTGAGTTAAGAGACACGTTTCCTGCTGCATCAGCATCTATTGTTCCGGTGCTTGTAATCGATGTATTCCCGGTTCCTGATTGTAGTGTTGCTGAAGAGGTTGTATTTGTGCTGCCCAATATTGTGTCATGAGCTGTAGCAGATGTACCAAACTCAGCGTTTCCGGTTCCTACGTTACATGTAATCGATGTCGTTCCTGTAACGTTACCTATCACGATATTTTTTTGTGCAGCATCAGCCCCCAAGTTGATTGCTCCAGTGCCCGTTTCAAGGTTAAATGGACCATTAGCACCAGTTACAGCAAAGCCTCCTGTACCAAAATCGCAATCAATACCACCAGCAGCATTTGAAGCATTTAATATCAATGCATTATTTGCAGCTCTGCCAGAATTCATATTAACTGAACCAACATCTGAGGTTAATGTTAAAGAGTTATTACCTGTCCCTTGGTCAGATCTGATGCGGATGGTCTCATTGACCCCCCCATTTGCCCTTAGGTAAATGCAGTCCCCTGCATCTTGATCTGATGTAATCGTACAAGTTCCTGATGTCATCGTAAAATCTACACCAGCAGTAACAGCTCCTCCAGCATCAAGATCTCCAACAAGTGTAACATTATCATCTAGGTTGAACGTTACGGCATTTGCCGCCCCTGTACTTCCAATGTTTGTGCCCCCAATCATTTGGGTCACCCCTGCCAGAGGTGCAGCATTCCCAGCGTCCGTTTGGTACTGAGCCGCTTGTGCACCAACTACAGATAACGTAATTGTTCCTGCGCCTTCAGCTATACCAATAGACCCATCTGTACCTAAGTTTGCCCATACAGGCGTCAAACCAGTTCGAGCTATGTAGAGCTGTCCGTCGGTGCCATCAGGCGTAGGATCTGCAACAACAGACCATGTAGCTTGTGGAGGACTACCAGATATCAATGTCAAAATAAAATAATTACCAGTTAACCTATTGAGCCACGGTCTAGCAAGACTAGTAATATCATCGCCAGTTGGGTCTCTATCATAAATTAAAGCACCTTTTTCATTTTCAATTAATGGCTGTGAAAAGCCATACGAAATTTCAGGATATTCTTTAATGGCCATTAAATACTCCTAAATTATTTTTTAAACCAATTATAAACTCTATTATACAAACTCTTAATTTTAGGAACTGCTAGTTTTGTAACTACACCTCCAACTATAGATCCTATAACAAGACCCACTTTGCCTCTATGATTTTTTGCTAACGAACTATTAGCAACCTTATCTTCAATCCTATCCAAAATGCATGCGTTCAATGAAGAACACAAAAATATTGTTAATAATACTTTTTTCATATTTTCCTAACGTCTATTAACTCTACTACTGACTTTTGTAATCAAGCCATTAATAGAAGCATCCTTGTAACCGTTATCAATTAATACCTTAATAACATTCGATAATAATTTACTATCTTTATTCCTTAAAGCCCTAGCAACATATTTTTCCGCCTTATATAAGCTCATACCTCGTGATACTGGAACTGATCCAAGACCTGATCCAACATAAGGACCAAAACCTGTAGTAGTTAATGAAGCAACTGAAAATGGCAATACACCATGCATTAAAGCTTTAACACGAGATACAACACGCTCAGGGGTATATGGTTGGGTTGCATCCCAAGGTTTAAATTTACCTTCATCATATTTACCCCTAACTGGGAACTGTGTATCTCCTGCCGGCGTAGCTCCAATAAGTTGTTGATAAGCTAACTGTAATACTGGATTACCTTTTCCAAATAATGTTTGCACAGGCTTTGTTCCATAACCTAAAACTTCAAGAGCCTGTTTTCCAAGATGCGCATACATCTTCCTACCTTTAGAGTCTCTTCCAGGATTGAATATCGAAGATCCTACTTTAACATTTACATCAGGTAATGAAAACATATATGCCTTGCTAGGATCACCATCCCAAAAGTTTTTAGCCGCCTTTTCACGAGACCATCTAATACCAGTTACTGAATTATTTTGCTTATCTGTCTGCTCTAAGCCGCCTAACGCATATTTTAATCCAGCCTGTATCAATGACGTTTTAATCATATAGTTTGCCCAATATCGTCGACCTAACTTACCTGTAACTCCTGACCCAAACCCACTCCCAGCTTGTTTTAATGCTGATATAGTCCAGTCAGGATATGCTATAAATCTACGAAGCCATTTCATTGTCTTTGGATTATTGAAAAACTTACTTGTTTCCCATTGTTGACCACCATAAATGTTATTAACAAGAGTAGCTATATCTCTACCAATTGCCCTACGCTGCTGCTCTGTAGCTGGATTACCTTTTTTAATTAAATTAGAGAGCTCTTTATTTAATAATTCATTATAAGTTACAGCTTTAAGTCGTGGGTGATATACCTCAAATAAATGATTCATACCCTTTTTAAGCTTACCAGTTATCGCTTTAGTTATCCTGCCTCCTTTAGATGCTGCAAAGTCTAATGCTTTATCCATCAAGTTAGAACCTTTACGATAATCAATTGGTTTTTCAAACTTAACACCATCACGTACAGCTTCAGTCATAAATTGTTTGCTATTTAATAGTTGATCACCTTGCTTTGCAATCCCTTTAAAGTTTAATGCTTTCCTATAACCTAATGCCCCTACTGCTGATTCCGTTAAAGCAACTGCATGGAATGGAGATAACTGAACTCGTGCAGTACGCAATATATTAGAAGCATTATCAAAGTTCCGCCAAAATGCACCTTCACGCTTATAACCCTCTTTACTAAATACACCTTGGAATGCATCTGCTATTTTAGGATCAACTAATACAGCACCTTGAGCAGTTTTCCAAGTTCCATCTGCTGCTTTATATCGTTTTAATATTGGTTCCTCAAACGGTACAAAACCCATATCCTTAGCTTTACTATAAAGTTCTTTATTATTAGTTCTAACGATTAACGGATTCTCACCAGGTGTTTTTTCAATTGCATTAACCATCTTAGATTTTGCAAGTGCTCTATTTGTTATCTCATCATACACAGCAACATTTTCAACAATACCTTTATACTTAGGTTTCAATCCCGCCTTGATTGCCTCTTGATGTGTTAAAAATTGTTTTTGCTCTGAAAATGGAGTTAACTTAGGGAACCCAGCAGTCTTCACCGCTTTTTTAATATCACCCTCATATAAGCCTGGCAAATAAGTATCAACAAGCACGTCTCGTGGATTAATATTTTTCAAGCGAGGATCATTATTGATTTGTTGTAATCGTTTTTTAAAATACGTATCTACATCGCTTACGAGTTTTTTTACTTGAGGTGACGTACGCTTTTCAAGTGCCTGATATGTATCACCTGTGATATTTGGATTACCTGTTTTTTGTCTTAAGTATGAAGCCTCTTCAAGTTGTGTTGGTGTGAATTTAGGAACAAGTTTACCCTTATCACGCTTATAAATCTTGTCCCTAAACTCTAATTGCGTCTTAAATATTTGCGCATCACGTTCGCCCACATGCTCTTTAACCAAATCAAATGCCTGCTTGTTCTGAACGCTTTGCTTAATCTCTTGAGCATAACCTTGAATCCTCTGTATTGGTTTACGTATTGGGGCTGGTAATTTTTCAATAAATCTAGATGGAGCTCTCTTGACAGGTTCAGGTAGATATTTTTTTATTGGTGCTCCAAATTTGTGTGCCATCTCCATACCAATTAAAGCTATTGCATTATCACGTAACTGCTCTTTACTTGGAAGTTGTCCATCTATTATGGATTGTGCCGTATTTAAACCGATATACTCTAAACCTTTATAGGTAGCTTTTTGACCTGCACGTGTATTAAGAACCTTATTCCATACAGGAACTCGTTTCAATAAAGGTACAAATCTACCCATATTTGCAGTCACTAGACCCACTGCACCAGCCTTACCAGTTTCGCCAAGTACATGACTAGCTCGATCAATGAATTCGCCAAATGAACCATCACCGCCCTTTTTAACGTAATCTCTATATTCATTAAATGATGACTTAATTAAAACAGGAGCCGCCATACCCATGAATGCTGCCCCTAATGTTGCGCCTAAAGCTGTTCCAGCACCAGGGATTATGGAACCAATAGCTCCTCCAACCAAACCGCCTATCGCAGCTCCTCCACTAAAAGCAGGAGCATCGGAAGCAAGTTCACCCCCAAACTCAGCAAGATATTCTAAGAAGTTATCTGCTTGTTCTGAGTCTTCTGGAGATCCCAATATTTGTCCTGTAACACCTCGACCTATACCCCGTGAAGCACCCCTTGCAACTCGCTTAATTATAGATGCATCTTTCCTATATCGCTTATTTGTTTGCAATGGACCATATAACTCTTCAGTTGTTGGAATAAACATTGCACCTTCATCAAATGAGTCCTGAGGACCTGTATCAATATTATAATCCTGTGTAGCCGTATCCTGTTGAAACTGAGATAACTCATCTGGTGTAAATGCAAATACATCATCAATAGGAGGTGCCTGCTGCTGAACCATTGGAAGATTAGCAGATGGTTGTTGTACAGGTTCAGCATTTAACTCTTCAGGTGTAAAAACCAATGGATTATTATTTAACTCTGAACCATTTGCCATATTTATCTCCCTAATATATTACTCAAGCCACCTGATAATAAATTCTCTAGTCCACCCATAGGAGATTGTTGCTCCTGTGGTGAACGTACATCCGTTGGCTGATAGCCACCAACTAAACCACTTATAGCACTTCCAGCTCTAGATAACAACCCAGGTTGTTGTGCCTGTAATGCCTGTTGTTGCTGTAATGCTGCTTGTTGCTCCATCTGTGCTCGTATAGATCTTTGAACATCCTGTTTTGATGGTTTTTGCACAATATACCCTAAAGACTCAGCAATCTTATAAGCTAACTTTGAAACATGATACGCCTGCTTTACAGGATCCCATGTGCCAAACCTAATATTTTTACGAGCTTGCTGAAGTGCTTGCTGTTTAAAGTATGCAACAATAGGATCGTTTGGGTCTCTACTTATAGGCCTACCACGCATAATTTCACCCTCAAGAGTACCTTCAAGTTGTGCTTGTTCAACAGGTGTCATTTTGCCTTTAACAAATCTCTTTTTGTTTTCACGTATCTTTTGTATGTCTACTGGTAAACTTTTTAGTTCCTGCCGTTTCCTAAATTGCTTAGCGCTATATACACCGTAATTTTGCATAGCGTCTTCATAAGTTCCTCCAGCCTTAATAACATCATTTGCATATCCTTGAAATGCTTTATCTGCACGACTTTGTCTTCGTGCCTCTTGAGCTACAGCACGTTTTTCAGCAAACGTCTCTTCCCTAGCTCGCTTTTGTATTGTTTTATCTATATATGCTTTTGCCTCATCAGGATTTAAGTTTTGAATTAAAGTAGGATCTATTCCATGTAACTGTGCTAATTGCAATACGGATTGTCTTTTTTGTTCAAGCTCTTGCTGTTTAAGCTCTTGCTTACTTGTCGATGCTGTTTGTAATCTATTATACTCTAAAAAACTTCGTCGCTCACGAGGATCCATCTGCTGAAAATTAGGATCATTAACGTCTATACCTTGACTCCTTGCCAAGGCTGCTACTGACCTAGCTTCACGTCCACGTCTATTTTGTTCAATCTTTGCTCCTAAGTAACCACCCAATACATTTGATAGGCCACTTATAGAACTTCCAATTAATCTACGTTCAGGGCTGTATTCATATTCATCTTCATAATATCTAGCCATATTATTTTCCTCTTACAACAGGATTAACTTTTTGAGGTAAACCTTCAGCAAGTAGTCTACCTGAAATAGGATCTACAACATTACCTACACCCTCAGCAACATTCCACAATCGTGTTGGTTGTTGAACAACTCTTCGCAATGGCGCCTGTGGTGTGATTTTTTGCCCTAAGGCTGCTTGCTGTGCTGCTAAATTATTAGCTCTTATATTAAGTTCAGCTTGCCTCTCTGCTTCCATAGCTCGTTGCTGATTTAAAGCTCTTTGATGCTCAAAGTTTTGTGCTTGTTCTTGTTGCTGTAGAAGTCTTTGTGCTTGTCTTGCCTGTTGATTAGCTTGTTCAACATTAACTTGTTGTTGTATTTGTCTTCTAGCAACATCCTCATTAGCTCGTTGTATATTACGTTGCATTACTTGAGGCATTAAAACATCTCTAAGTTGCACATCAAGGTTACCCATAACTTCCTGTGGTTGAACATCACGTCCAAGAATTCTACCTGTTTGTTCCTGTAAAAATGGTATTGCTCGTTGTACTGCACCCGCAATTACTGGATTAGCCAACTGCTCACCTGTTTCAAAACCTGTATGTGCATACTGAGGACCTTGTTGGAATCCAAGTTTCCTTGCTATCCAATCATTTATACCTGTTGCTTTACCAATATCATATAATCCCTGAGCGCCTTGAAGACCTAATCTAATATTCCTAGCAGCATTAGGACTTCCTAATATATTACCCAAACCTCTTATTGGTGATGCTACACCTCTACGGAATCTTTGAAATCTTGTTGGTGCTTGCTGGCCTCCATAAAGCCAACCCAAAGGATTTCCACCAAGTAAAGTCTTTCCAAGTTTTCCTAATAATTGTCCCTCAGTTGTACGTTGTGAGCCGCTCATGAGTGATCTTAATATATCCGCTGTATTGGTACCTCTTAAAAAATCTACTGCTTTACCAGCAGTGGATTGTTTACCTTGTGTACCTGCAATGATATCTGCCAAACCTCGTGTTCCACGACTAAAATATCCACCCTGGCCACCACGTAATAAATCTGCCAATCTTGTAAGCTCAGGTTGCTCTTGTGTTAAATAGTTAGTCAATTGATTAGCGCCAAGACTACCAAGTGCACCACCAGCAACGCCACCAAGAGCAGGCAACCCAACAAGAGCTCCTAATGCAGTTCCTCCAGCTCTACCACCAATACCAGCTGCCAAATTAGTCATAGGTCGAAATTTTCTAGCAAATCTAGAGACACCACCCTCTTCAGGTCTTATACGGTTAATTAATGCATCATAACCTCGCACTAATGGACTATCAGTAGGAGCTCCAAATTGAGGTCTTTGTTCATAACCAGATTGTTGATACGCCTGAGCAAATGCAGGTAAATGTTCAGCCACAGCAGCACTAGCTCCAGCTGGAACACCAGCTTTAGCCAATAATCCTGCAACCTCTTTTTCAACCGGGCTTTGCTCTTTTTGCTCTTCAGTAGGCTCTTTTCCACCAACAGTAGGATCTTGATTTCCTCTTAAAGTTTCAACTAACTGTTGATTAAGATCTTGTTGCTCTTGGGTATACTCAGAACCTGAAGTAGCATCTCTTGCTTTTGTATAAGATTGAACCGCTGGATGATCTTTATTTGCTGTTTTAGGAAGCTTTTTCATCTTATCAGGGGTAAATATTTTTTTAGATTCACTATATACTTTATTTTCAAAATCATTTTGAGGATTGCCCTGTAAGATACGTTGAAAATCAGGTTCATTTAAGTTGTAAAAGTTTTTAAATGTTTGTACGTCTCTAGGTGTAATGTCTGATTTATCTTTAAGCGGTGTCGGTTTCTTTTTACGAGCCGCTTTGCGAGCTTCCTGTTTTTTAATCTTTTCAGACTCTGAATGTAAGAACCTTCCAAGCAACCCAGTACTACGGCCTTCAGCCTTAGCTTTTTGTTTAGACTGTTCATTGAGAGCCTGCATACCACGCACAGCTTTACCAACCGGGCCTCGCACAGTCCCATATCGTTTTAAAATTTCATCATTACGCTCACTGACACCTTTACCACCCTTAATAATAGCCTGCAATTGTTTTAGATTAATTTTATATTTACTTAGCAAAGCTCTTATTGCTTTTATCTCTCTTTTATCTGCCATAATTTACCTTCTCTGTTGTTGAACATTAAAGGCTGGTTGATTACCAATTTGATATTGTTGCACGCCTTGCCTATAACGCTGTTGATTATATTGATTAAATATATCTGCAACATTTTGTCCACGTTGTTGTTGTTGTAAATAATCTTGTTGAGCCAAACCTTGCTCACCTCGACCTAACCTACCAATAAACTCATCTAATTCATTTTGAGCTTGTCCTTGTCCAGCCGCCAATCTCCTACCCTCTATATCCGTAATAGCATTTTGCCGTGCATAGTTTGTAAGTGCTTGTAATTGATTTTGACCTGTTTGTTGCGCTCTATTCAAATATAAATCCTGAAGCGCTCCCGCCACATTTGAAGACCCATACCCTAATCGTCTTCCCATTTGACTTTGATAAGCACCAACATCTTGTTGATAACCTCTTTGGCCTGCCTCTTGCATGTTCCTTAGTATGGCTGGCAAACCCCTTAATGGCTGTGCTGGATCTACATTTTCAACCTGAGCAGGTACGCCCGCAGCAATACCACCTGCTTGTCGCATCCTAGCTTCCTGAGGTTGTACTATATTTTGCCTGTTTTGCAAATAAGCAAGTCCCTGTTGAAGATTTTGCTTTTGCAACTCATAGGCCTCCGGCGTCACATTCATTTGTGATAGCGTACGATTCCTTTGATATTGATATGGATTTTTCCATTGCTTATATTTATCAATGCCATATGCACCAGCCCTTAACGCATAAGGTAGCGCCTGCAATGTAAGCCCCGCCCCAATTAACCATGGATTAGCTGTGGCAACGCCAGCCGTAGTGGCCGCACCGCCCCAACTCAGTGGATTATACCATGCCATAATCTTACTCCCAAAATATGATATATATATCTAAGAACATGTTCTGTATTATAATAATAATAAGTTTAATAAATTGAGAGGAAAAAAATGAAAACACAATATAATTATTTTGCATCTAAAGTTTCATACACTCCAAAACAAGAGGAATTAGTAGCTAATATCTTTGATAGATTTAATCAATTAGTAGATATAGTTAACCTCAAACCTTTAGGTCTTTATGCGGATACCATTTTGCCCAGTGCGGAAAAATGGTATTTAAACGCTACAGCAAAGGCTCAAGGTGTTTTATATACGACTATAGACTGTGGAGCTTTGCCTAATACTGGAACTAAAAATGTCCCACACAATATACCTATAGTAGCAGGATATAAAATTATTGAATTTTATGGGACAGCAACAGACCCAGCGGGCCTTTTTACAAGATCAATGATTGGTGATCCAAATATTAATATAATAATCAATCAGACTCATATTGTTATAACAACAACAGCCGCATTAGCTTCATATAGTGAATCACACCTAGTAATTAGATATATAACACCTTAAATATATTTTGCTGGTTCTGTATAAAGCATTATTGCATTAATAGTTAGTTGTTGAAACGGTAAGTTATCATCAAGTGTTATATTAAGAGACTGTGACATTACTATAGCAACACTTTCAGCAGTACACGGAATACATACATTATGCCATACACGACCTTGTCGAAGCTCTAATGGATCATAACCCTCAGTGTCTAATGTTCCATCTCCTGGATACAATTCATGAGCACTTGGTTGTACAGGTGCACCATTTGGCTGTAAATATACATCTAACTTACCATTAACAGTTGTTCGATTAACATTAAAAGCTATCTTATTTAAAGATAATCCATAACCATTTTTCATATAAGGATTAAATTGCTTTGTCGCTATCAATTTAGTATCTATCGTTAATACATTAGCGTCTCCTGTATATGTAGTTTCATCTACAATAACGACTGTATTATTAGTTACTCTTACAGTATTAGCATCAATCACTTCCTGAATGTGATATGAGCCATTTAATCCGTTTAATGCTGAATTAACAACCCTAATTGATGAACTTCTAGCCACTAAATTATGATTATAAATAGTCAAACTAATATTGTCAGCATCAAGTCTATGTACATTAGTAATATGACATGAAATTCCATTTTTATAAGTAGCGGGTGCAGTCGTTAGTAATAAAGTATATCCTTGATGTGTTCCAATCATTGAAACCAACTTATTATATGGAACACCTGTATTACTATGCCCTAAAATACCAAGACTCATAAAATAATCATCGAATAATGAAAACGTATTATTTATATAATTATATATTATTGCACGTGTTGGATATCGATCATTAACATTGGGAGCATACGGGATATACACTAAACCTTCATCTACATCATTATATATATTCCCGTTACGATATTCAGCAGATTCAAATGTATCTGCTATTTGCTGATCAATCTTATTAACGTTTTTCCCATCATAGACATATATTCCAAAATTATTAACAAACAATAAACTATTAGCAACCTTTGCTACACTATTTTTTTTCGCTCCTACATTTGAATCTATAAGATTCCAAAGGAATGGATCTATAGGGTTTCCTGATGGAACCAACTCATAAATACTATTTTTACAAAAAATAATTAACCTATCATTTAATATTTCAGCACAATTAATCTCTTCATTAACTGGCAAATCATAAAAACCTCCTTTATTTTTTGCTACTGTAGATTCATACCATGAATCTGCTGCAAATACATTGCCTCCCTCACTATACCTAATCCTATTTTTAAACGCCCTTTCCTGTGGAGTTCCTGCGTATTCAACAGTATTCATCAAAAATAATCTACCTTCATATTGCTTAATAACTTTACACCGTCTTATTGAAGTATCAGCAACATTGGAATAGTTTGGAATGAAATCTACAAAAGCATCTGTAGTGGAATTATAGTATCTTACTGGATCTGTATACTTAGCTATAAACAAATAAGCTGTAGTTGGATCAGGGGCACCCAATGCACCAAAGTAGTTTTCAGTTTGATATTCATAAAAAGCACTGTCGGTCCATAGTGTATCACGCCCTATCCATCCTGGCCCATTAGCATTAGTAGGATCATATCTATAAGCAAACTCCTGATCAAATGCAAACTCTAAAATATCTCCATGTTTATTGTATGCAGAGATATGCATTACTTTTGTTGATGGATACCAATATACAGGTGTACCAGGTGTTGCATTAACAATATTCACCACCTTAGTACCTACATTACAAGTTCCTGTAACTGCTGGATTAGTTGTCTTCATATCTCCATTGGCCTGCCATACAGTTAATGTAACCCCATCAACTGTAAACTGTTGTCCTATAGCAACGGTACCTTGATGAAAACTTGCAGCAGTCATTGCTAAATTACCTGTTACAAGATCTGTCGTACCTACATTCATTTTTAAACGTGAGCTTAATCCTGCCGCATCAGCAGTATTTAATAATCTTGGTGTAGGTCTCTGCTTTACTTTGCCTTTGTAAATATACATATTGTTTAATCCAGTAAATGCATCTTCAGGCAGCATAAATGGAACTAAATCAGATTGCAAACCACGTGTAAATGGCGCTATTAAAAACTTATCCATGATAGTACCAGCCATATGGATTAGACCATGTTACTGAATTAAACAGTGTGGCTGGTGCCTGTTTAGATCTAGCTAAATCTGATTTTGTCATTACTAATGACTCTTGATATTCAAATTCAGCCATCATATTTTGTATGGCCTCAAAATTAGATAAATCTTCAAAGATTTTTTTAGCTGCTCCTAAAGCAATATACTGCCACCAAGATTCAATTGGGGGAGTATCATCATTATTTACAAGAGCATCAGGTTTAATTCGTGCATTAAACTGTACCTCATACACTTCATCAGGTACTGGTCGTAATGTTAATGTATTGTCATAAAACAACATAGCCTCTGGTTGTGAATAACTAAATGCATCAAACTCATAGGTGATTTTTTCATTAGCTGCTGGAGGGGCGCCAAATGTTACATCTAACACCCCAGTAAGATAATTTATATCTCCTATATCAGTACCAGCCTGATCAAGCATATCACCTGTATTTGCTTCACGACCAAAAGCATCTGTCTCTGGAGAATCTCTTACAATTAAAGCCTCACCATTAGCATTTAAAGTACCAATAATAACTGAGTTATGTAGTACTTTATTTGGCAATGTATATGTAAAAGCAGTTGTTACGCCATCGCCTATTCCTATTTCACCATGAAGTTTATTCATTGGATAAATAGCATAAAACTCTTCAGGCGATTGTGTGAAAAATATCTGATGCCCTGATACATATATAGGTTGATCCATAGAGATAACCATGTCTTTAAAATCTTTTAAGTTTAAATCAAAATTACCTGTGGTGGTTTTATAAGCATCAACGTAGGGAGTTGTAGCAAACTTTATAGTTTTATTCAAATCAAATGTTTGTATTCGATTTGGTAAATCTTCAGTCAAAAACGTATTAATATAAAGCAATAAATCTGCATCAGATATCTGAGTATCTGTTGGCATTTTTGTGATCCGTCTCACTTTATTTTTTATATTTAAAAGTGTTGCCATAACAACTCCCTTAAGTTAATAGTTAATAGTTCATATTGCTAAACCAAAACCTCTGAACCACAACTTCTTCATTACCAATTGGATTACCGTTACTATCAAACTTTGTTTTAATATCTGTATACGAACATCTATTTACATGATCAGCAACCTTCCTAGGTATAGTTGCTTCCTTATCATGATGTAATGTATAAAACCTTGCTGGAAATTTATCATCGGAATAACTAAACTTTATTTTTTTTCCAGGTGACTCTAGGTTCCTAAACGTACCTGTAACTAATTCATCGCCACGTTTAATAACTCCAGGACTAACAACCTCAACATCAGCCTCCTTAGCCTTAGGCTTTGTATCTAATGTTGCTTGTAAACTATTATCTGACTTCTTATTTTTATTTATTTTTTCAGGCATTTTGTCTCCTTAAACACGGGGGGCAAAAACCCCCCTAACTCTATTAAGTAAATGGACCTGCATCGGTCGTACCAGCTCTCCAATGTATAACATCATCTTCAGCTCCAGCAGGACCAGCAGCAGCAGTAGCGCCAGCCTTAAGCTCAAAACCTCTGAATGAATTGTTAGTAATTGGACCACTAATAGGCACAACTTGAGCATACGTTGGCAAGGTTACACCAGTCAATGGGAACGCAAATGCCGTATATGTAGTTGTGTTAAGATCAACTGTAATGGTATTTACTGTATCAGATGTTGTCTTTGCAAGCACCTCAACAGTTTTATCATTAGCCTCAAGCATACCAAATGTTTCTGGCACCTTAAGTTTAACCTTATCACCAACCTCAAAGCCATGAGCCACACTCATTGTAATAACAGCCTGAGCAGCCTGTGTAATGTTAGTAATAAACCTTACACCTGGATACCAAACTTCAGGATATTTTACCTTATAAAAGGAACCTGTTGTTCCTGCTACAATTGTAGCCATAAACGGTAAACTAAATGTTGTTCCGTTTAAATTCGTTATAGTAAAATCCATGCCATTCAATTGAGTAGCACCTGTTACACTAACAAATCTAACAATATCACCTGTAAGATATGTTGTAGCATCTGTAACAGTTACTTGTGGTGGCGTATCCGCACTCACTGCCGTCACAGTAGCATCCTTAGCACTTAAAGGATTATCATTAGTATTTATTGCCGTAATACCTGTAGCAGCTAACAATGCTTGTGGAACCACAGCATCTATAGTTGCCTCACGCACATCACCAACACCATATTGATAGTTACCAGTCATATTGGTATCCCAATATGATGTACACAATGTAGCATTAGTTGCCGTACGTATCTTTGTTAGGTTACGAATTTCAATCCAATCTGCACCAATAGGTACTTCCAAATATTTATCCTTACCGTCTGCGGTAAAGTATCCTTGTATTGTAGTCATATTATCTCCTTACGATACTAGTAATGTTGCACGAGATCTTACCATATACGACTCATTAAGGATCCTAGCAGCTTGTACCCATTTAACAGCACAAGTAAAGTTCTGACGTAGTGGATCAATTGGCGGATTGTAAAGGAACTCTGCATTGCCTTCAAGCTTAACTCTTATAGCACAATCTTTTGCTATAGTAATTATATTATATACTGTATTATCATTAACTGATTTAGCTGTATCTATAGAGCCTTGAGAGGATACAAAGAACCTTGTATTATGTACATATCCATCTTCGGAGTTCAATATTCCATCTTGATTTGAATATTGAATTTTTTGAACATAATTAGGTATCATACGCAAATCATTAATGAGGTCTGTATGACATAATGCAAAATACGAATCACCTATTGGAGATGTTCCGTATTTATTTGTTCCAGTTTTACCACTAGAGATCCTCTTACCATCTGCACTACGCAAGGTTGTGTATGTCTTAGCAATATCAGCCGCAGTAATATTGGTAGGTTTATCACCATTAGTTCCATAGACACAGTCTTGGAATGATGCAACACTTGCCAATACATCCCTGATGATTATATCATCAGTTTCTTGTGCAAATACACCAAGTTTTTCAGATGCAATATTTAATACAGGATCTTCATTGGTTAATACAACCTGCTCATTCATAGGTATAAATGTACCATACCACTGTACCGGGGTTACAAGATCAACTTTATTAAGCAATTGACCTTTAGGTGTAGCACCCATATCACCAAGAGGTGTTTTATCTGGTACTAGTGGATCATACATACTATAAACAATTTGTTTACTATGGTTTCTGGGCAAAACTCTAGTTTCCAGCCCAATTCCATAGATTAAATCTCTAGTTCGAGCTTCAATCAACTTATAGCCATACATCTTAGCTACAGCTGGTTTCAAGTTATTTGTAGTTTGTAACATAAACTACTCCTTTGAGTATTTATTAATAACATCAACCATGGAATTAGCGACGTTCCTTTACTGCTAAGTGGAGTGGCGTTCTCCGTACAACCATAGAGTGGCGAACTCTTATACAACCAATTACAATATATTACATATGTTAAAAAAATTAAAATATGCTAGATAATTATTACAACTACCTAGCATATCTCCCGGAAAACAGATCACTAATCTCTATTGTTATATCTCTCTATAGCATCATCCATCTGCTTACGTAAAAACTTAGATACCTCTTCGGTATATCCATTAGCAAAGAGATTTGCATAGTTTAATTGAGAGTCAGCTGTCTTTGTTGGTGCTGCTGTTACTGCTGGCCGAGGTTTATTAAAATTATCTTCAATTGTTTTTTGAGTACTTTGGGTAACTGCTTTGTTAGCTTTTTCACTCATAAACTTTTTAATAAGTCTATAAGTAGCTTTGCCACGAGTATACAGTGGAGCTTGCCCTCTAACAATCTCCGACATTTCAGGATATTGACCAAGTAACTCTTCAACATTTTTACTAGTTACAATATCATTAAAATCATTAAACTCTGATCGCAACTTTAAATCAGCAGTTGTCTCTTCATTGCGCATCTTCCATTCATTGACCTCTTGACGTAATCCTTCAACTGAATCATGTATGTGGTTTACATGCTTAGGCTCTACAAAATCATCTTCACCAAGTCCTAACGCATTCCTTTGTTGCTGTGTTGGTTGTTGCTGAGGTTGCTGTACTTGAGGATTGTTTAAAGATTGAACATATCGCAACATTTGATCTCGTTCATATTCAGCACGCTCAGCACGCTCCTGCTCACGTTTTTTAGATTCCCTTAATAGTTTAATATTTTCATCAAGATCACCTTTAGGTTGCACTGGCTCTTGTTGTTGTGGCTCTTCAACTGGTTGAATGTCTTCTTGTGGCGTTTCATCTTGAGGAAGTTCAGTTGGTTGAATTTCCTGATTATCCATTGTTTCTTCGTTTATCATATTTAACCCTCAATAATTAGATTTTTTTGATCTTTATTGTTTTCCGTAAATGCAAGTTTGGTATATGTACCATCATAATATTTTACAATATGCTCATATATATCTTTTTCATCTTCAGGTACTATAAGCACTATATTTTTATAATAATCACAAACAGTCCGATCAGGCACACACCATAAAAATTGTATCTCATCTCCATCATTTACATACTTATATACAATCTGATCATGGAACGGAGACGGACAAGTGCGCCTTGCTGCAAATATATTCATATAAGCATCTGAAATAAGACGCTCTTTTTTTATCAGGACTTCAATATAAAAGTCACCATCAAAATGTTTTTTACCGTTAGCTACACATTGATTAATCTGTTCATCAAAATCATGAAGGTTGGCCATAACCTGATCTTCAACGCTATGTGTATTATATTTACGTAGATGATCAACAGAGGCAGCCTGCTCACCAACAGTTGGTCCCGTAGTATCCCGTAACTTAGTATATCTAACCCAATTTTTATGAATTTCCATACATTTTTCCTTTTAATATGTTATCTTGTTAATGATATTAACACTTAAAATAGGAGGAACCAAAATGAAAGTTGTTAATATATTACTCGCCACTCTATTGTTATCTTCTCCATTAACCTATACACAATACAAATATAAACGCCAACCCAAAAAGAGATATCAACGGATGCACATCCAGAATAGACGTCGCCAACAACAAGAGGAAGCTACCTGCTGCACACCAACAAACGTCAAAAACGTAATAAAAATATCAGCGAGTCTAACAAAACTAGCCGTTACAGTATTATATAAGCTTATCCCTATCATAATAAGGTAAGGATATGTCCGGTGTAAAAGCCGGACATTTTTTTGTTGCATATCTACATATAACCATGCTATAACTTTTATATATATCCATAAAGGGGTTTAAAATGAAACAAAGTTTGATATTATTGTTACTTATTTCACTAAGTGCCTGTGGAATGAAACATGTACCAACGTGGTACGATGAAGATTATAAAAGAGCACGTAAATTCTTAAAGATAAGGAATAAGATGAAATTTGAGTTTAAAGATTTTCAAGGTATCAAAAACGCTGAATTAAAACTAACTAAAAACGATGGTGAAGATACATACAATGTTATTGTTAACTGTGACGGCAAAGATTGTATTCAATTCCTAACTGTGCCATCACAATATGTTAAAGAGGATCAAATTGACGATAAGGAAAAAAAGACCCTATCTGAGGAAGATAGCATTAAACTTGTTAAACATAGAGTCAATATTGTCCTATCACAACTAAGGCAATGTATTTTCACTGCAAATCTATATGGTGCAAAAATCGATGGGTTTATCGAACCTATCAAAAAAGATGAAAACTAAACCTGTTTTGATATTGATGAGCGATGAATATCGCAAGATGTTGAAGGAAATTGCCACAGCTAGGTCTGAGGATTTAAACTATTCCAGACGTGTTACAGCAACTGAGATCATACTTTATGGTATACAACTCGCATACAAAAAACAATTCAAAAAGAGGCGGCCATGAAGAAGATAAAAAAAACAATTGCTTTAAGCAAAGATAACTACGATCTCCTTATAGATATTCGTAAAAAATATGCGGCAGGTCATGCACCTGAAGCAGACATAAAGCAAACATTATCACAGGTTGATAAGACAATGCCTACGATATCAGGCATTTTTGAACGAGCATTGAATCTTTTTTATACTATGGCTATGAAGCCAGGTACTATTTACTTCATGAACATCAATGAGGAACCTATAACAAAGATGCAAACAATATACCTGACACCAATAGCTAACAAAAAATATAATGAAATACTAATAAGATTTGACTGTAAACCAGTAGACTTAGTTAACGATCTTATAAACTTTATTTATGCACAAAAATAATATCCTTATACGGTTTATAAATATTATGTGATGTAGTGCATAAAACGACAGGGTGTACTAATACACCCTGTTTTTACGTCTCTTCTTCTTACCACGTTTATCTTTTGTAAATGGACGCTTTAATGCCTCATGCATCTCTTGCGCTTCCTTAGTTCGAATACACGTTGGCATAACAACTCCTATGCTTTGTCGTTGTTCATAGGAAGTACAGCTGATTGATAGTTTTGAGGAACTTTACCTTTGGTTGCATTTATAAGGTTCCAAAACTTTTTGGAATCCATACCATTGGTACAGTCTTGATACAAACCCTTTTTGCCGGACTTTGGTCTGTAGGACATTTTTTTGGACTTTGCCATGATTATTACTCCTAAAATAAAAATATTAATATTTCATCTTCTCCATTATATAACGGGATAACTAGAATTAGCTACCCCGTTTAAATAAAAGGAGAACACAGTGATTAAATCAATCCTGGAGGCATTCCTCCACCCATCTGTCCCGGATCAGGTTCCTGCATTGGTGGCTGCCCTTGCATCTGTGTAGGGTCTTGCATTTGTGCTGGATCCTGCATTTGTGGTCCCAGATCTTGTGGTGGCAAGTCAGCTTGATTAGCAACGTTGTCCATCTCAGTACTCTGAATCGCCATATCTCTATTTTGTTGTATCATATTCAACAATTCAAGTAATTCATCAATACGATTTGGATCAGCTTGCTCTAGCTCTTTAAGTGTTTTTATTGTTTCAGTATTGGTTTTTTGTTCCTCTCTTGAAGATTCAGCACTCTTATACAGCATGTTGAACTTATCAAGTTTGATTTCACTAGCACGTTTTTTAGCTAGAGATGAATCAGATTCAGCACGAGCATTAATCATATTTGTGGTTGCTTGTTGTTCCATGAGATCTGACTTAAGTCGCATTTGTTCCATCTCATCAGTTTTTTTATTTTGCTGCTCAATAGCCTGTACCAAGTTCTTTTTGTTCTGTAATGGAGCTGCTTCTATGATCACGCTATCAGGAATCTGAATACCCTCTTTACGTAGATTAAGTAATTGACCGAACTCGTTTTGTCTTTGATTAATCGTGTCAAATCCTTCAGAGATAACAATGTCAAACTTGGAAAACAACTTAGTATAAAACTGTGCATGTGGCTCTTCATTGATGATACGTTTAACCTTGCTGGGAGCATAATTTTTTTGTATAAGCTGAACTATGGAAGTACCTAAAAGCTCCATCGAGCCTTCAAGGTTGTCGTATAATGTTTGCAGAGTGGTTACCCCTTGAGCCTGTCTCATCCTCGCTCTCATACCAGATATATCGTCATCAGCGAAGCCCAATAATTCCTCATTAACACCAGATATTTGTTGAATTTCATCAGCAAGCATCTGTGATAATTGTGTAAACGATTGTGGAATATCTATTGGAGGTATCGGTGCAATATCTGCAAGCTCATAACCTCTCTTAACAATTATAGGTCTACCATCTCCAGCCCTTATGATTGAGTCTGGATCTTTTAATGCGCCCTCTTTAGCAATAAAGCCAGAGTTAGTTCTGGATTCTGCTAAATTGTATTCAATTACTTTCCGACGATTATATAGATATTGTACGTCTCTTAAACCACGCACAACACCTTGAATCTTTAAGGAAAAATCTGCAACATCTGGATGGAAATATCCAAACACTGGTATGAATGGATAACTATCTAGTCCTAGGGGATTCACATCGTCGTACATAACTTTGCCGTTAACTAATAAGGCAAGCTTAACCGTAGGTACCATGGTTTCCAGCACCTTGATCTCTGGTGCAAACTTTAAAAACTGCTCCAGTGCATCATCATCACCATCCCACTCAATTACCTCATTTGTGTTGGGATCGACTAACTGCTTTTGCTTACGATAGTCACGATAATAAAACTCATCATACGCCATCAAATTTTGACTAGCGGTAACGCTTTCAGGCATATAATTGAACTTTCCATCCCCCCTAAAGGTTTCCATCTCCTCAATCTCTCTACGCTTATTTGGTATCAGTGAAGCACATGCATCTCTTGGCATGTATGATCTTTTCCATATAGCGTTACAGTCAGATAGATCTTTTTCCCTAAAGTACGGATCAATGATAATACTACTATGGCCACAATTGCTTAATTTAATATCTCCTGAAATTGGATCATTCCTATAATCAACATAAAGTTGAATGAAGTTAATTCCAGATATAATCGCACCTTCAAATGCATCTGATATAATCGTTGATGCTCTTGATGTTTTAAATACAGATGCTAACAGCTTACTTGTTTGATCAGCTGCATCTTGATCACTGCCCTCTTGAGGTGAGGCCAATAACGCTCTACGCTCACGTCGCTGAAACCCAGAGATTAAATTAATATTACGTTTTATCCTATTGCAGGTAAAACTTTGCCTTGTTTTTAACGGCACATTGTATAATTCAGACCATAAAGTTTGATCACCAGCATTAAAACGAACGTCAATAGCTGCTTCGTCTTGATATTCCTGGTTCATCATTGTTACGTCAGTATGGAATTTCTCTATCCTCTGTTTTACGGCTATATCTTTTTCATCGAAATAAATACTATTTTCAGGAAATAAAGCCATGAAACTACTCCTATTATTATGGACATACTTTACAAACCCATTATAATGACAAACCAGGAAAAACTTTAAGCTTTAATATTATTATTCAAAATTCCATTTGTTAATCTCATATAAATCATCCTGGTTCCAATGGATCATTGAGGTTAATTCAGTATCCTTACTATCAAATATACGATGTTTTAATCTTTGTAGTGTATCAATACTTGCACAAAACTTACCACTTGGCGATGCAAGGCCAGTCCGATCCTCAATACCGCCGTCGACTGTCCATACAATACCTAGCTTAATCTTTGATGCATCATTTAATTTCACATATTTATAATATTGGTCAAGATTTAAACTAAGGTTCCAAATATTATTTATCCTATCCCATGTACAAGTTTTTGTATGCTTAACCTCAATAAACATACACTTTCCATACTTATAGATCTGCATGTCAGGAGCTGGCATCTCTTCATCATTAATAACAAGCTTTGGACCGCAACACCTAATGAGTCCACTCTCATCTTTTTTAAATCTCACAACAAAATAACGCTTCAAGTCAAAAAACATTGCAACATCTTTTTCAGCGGCATAACCATATACCGCCTGCTTATTAAAACTCATTTGTTCTCCTTGAGTTTGATTAATAATTTGGTTTATTCGGATCTTCAAACATGTGAGGCGTACATAACTTTTTGATATCTCTCCTCGTCCTCTCGGGTATCACCTACATCAGCTTCAATTAAATCAATCGATAAACATAGATACCTTAAGCAGTCTGCCCAATCATTGGCCCAAGTCTCACTATCTTTAGTAGCAAATACTTTGTTAATGGGATCCCACTTACGACTATAGTTTTGAAGAGCATTAAGCAGGGTTGGACATTTTTCCTCATCAATAAACAATCTATTAAATTTATGTTTGGTAACCTCAATACCTGTAGCAAGCGCTGACTTATGCAAAACATGCATATCAATACCAAGATTCCTAAAGATGCCAAGCCTTGATTCACCTCTAGTTTGATCATGCTTCACTGCATCATGTGGGCAAAAATGATCCCCATAAAAATACTTATGATTAATCTCGTGTGAACGCAGCATAGCCACTAAGTCAGAGATCTGCGCATTATATGCATGGAAGGAATTAATAATAGCGATCTTGGATCCTATCACCTGATAAAATAGGAACACACTTGGAGATCTCCAACCAAGATCACAAACAGTATAAACTTTATGCATAGGATCATGAGGTACAAAGCCAACACGTTTTTCAGCATATGCCATCTTTAAGTTATTAGCGTAGTATGTACCGAAGTTAGCAATCTCAAAGCTGCAATAATATTCCTGAAGGAACAGCTCCTCAGACATTTCAAGCTTCTCTTTTTCCAACGCTTCAGCACTAATATGCTTGGTATCTTCTACAGTTAGTAAACAAGTGAACCAATCTTTAGACTTTAATGCATTTTTGTAGATATAGTAAAAATCATTGTAGCCTTTAGGTGTTGATATGAAAACAACCCAACCGTCATTTGCCGCTAATATAGGTCTCATCAAGCTAAATGCCATTGGATTATTTTGTGATGCATACTCAGAGTACACAATGCCAACTGGGTTAGTTCCTAAAAGAGCCTCAATATTATCTGATCCATTAAATTGCAAGTAGCTTCCATTGATGAACTTGATCTTCATCTGGGTATTATTAATATTTTCAATAAGGTCATCAGGAATAAACGAGAGGAACTTCTCACCTGTTATAAGTATCGAATCCCAAATAGCCTTGCGGCACTGCGAGTATTTTGGGAAAAGATAG